ACATGCGATGAAGCTTGGTAGGCTGTATCTCTTAGGAATATCCCATTGTTTAAAACTGGAGTTGCCATTTTTATATTTGTTTTATTTGTTACTTAATTAAAATCTCTTGAACATGTTTGCTCTTGAGATAGTTTTTTGTGGTTTTGTACTTGTTGTTCTTCTTTCTTCTTCTTTATAATCATTTGGAGAGGTTACTAATTTTCTACCTTCTTCAGTCTTTAATTGTTTTACAGTTCTTTGCACTGCCTCTCTTGATCCAATTTCTCTTACTTTGTTCTTGTATCCATTTGGATCTGCAAGTAACCAAAGTGCTTCAGCAATTAAATCATGTCTTGGTTCTACAAACTGGTATTTCTCTAAAAGGTGACCTAATAAATTTGTAGGCTTACCTGAGATTGATGGATAGTTTGGTTGAACTAATCCGGAGTAAAGTAAACTTTGAGTCTTCTTATCAAGTTTAATTCCCCCTAATTCACCAGCCACTAAAGTAGAATATACATTGTCTGTATATTGTTGAGCTGCTTTTGCTTGCTGTTCTTTTTTAGCTTCTTGTTCTGCAAGTTCTCTAGCTACAATCTTTTCTTGCATTGCATCTAGTTTTGGTTTAAACTGATTTGCTTTCTGAGCTAATCTGTCTAAATCTTGCCAGTCTTGAATCTCTTGCTCAATTTCTTCTGCTGTACCAAAGTTAGTTGCATACAAATATTGTCTTGCAATTTCTACTTGATCTTCTTCAACTTCTGGATCTAATGATCTCATTTCTTCAACATGTGCTAGTGTTCTGAATAGACCTTTAAGATCTGTTCCACCATCTGCTACATATTTAGCTGCTATCTGAAGTTCTTCTGGTAAAGCTTGAAAAAATTCTCTTGGAGTATTCTGTCTAATTTGATTCTCTCTTTCTTGAAAGTTTGCTTCAAATAATTCACGGAAATCTTTTGTAGTATATTCTTCTAATGGTTTGTCATCATCAAAAGGTACTAAAGATCCTTCATCAATCATCTTCTGTGCAAGTTCATAAAGTCCAGACTTATCAACTTTAGGTCTACCTTTATTACCTGCATCTTCTTCCTGAGTAATTAGATTATCTAACTCAGCAATAGTTTCTTCAACTACTTCTACTTTTGCCTCCTCTTTTTCAGGAGACTTGTTGTCAAGGAACGTAGTGTCTACTTTTTCTTTTGAAAAAAGAGACTTTGGTTTTTCTTCTTCACTAGGTAGCATTACATTTTCTGCACCCGGCATTCCAAAGAGGTCATCAATATTTACATCTACTTGTTCTACCGTTGTAGAATCTTTTACCTGTTCTTCTTCAGGATTTAAATTATCCGTACTCATGTTGTTGGTTTTTTATGTTATACTTCAATATACAAAATAAACTTCAAAAATTTATCACTGTATAAATCTTTTTTTGCATTATATAGCTAAACTACTTTTTCTTTTTGTTATCAGATTTATTGTCAAACTTATTTTTATTTACTCTAGCAATCTCAAGCTGTGTATTTGCAATATCTCTTTGTGCTTGGATCTTCTCTCTTTCAATGTTATTCTTGTCTCTGTCAATCATTACTTTGTCTGAATTCTTTTGAGATTGTAAACTAATTTGTTGTTGATACTGATCAGTTTGTCTAATCTCTGACATAGCATCTTGATAATCTGACATCAAGTTTTGATTAACATCACCCATAGCCCCATAACCAGCAGCTCTAATTTCTGCAACTAAGATATCTCTTTGTCTGTCTTTTTCTTTTTCAGCAGCTGCAGCATCAATCTTCATTTGCTCAATCTCTTGTTGTTTTTGAAGTTGTTGATCTTGCATTTGTTGTTGACTTTGCATTTCTTGTTGTTTCATCTGCTGTTGTTTTTGCTCAGATGATTTAAGAGCAGTATTAAGTTCAGCAACTGAATCAGATTGAATGATCTTACCAAGGTCATAGATACTTGCTCCTGTAGTATTATTCTGCAATGACATTTGCTTTAATTGCTCAAGAACAGCTCTATGGTTTGCAGTAGTACTACAGAAGATATTAAGATCTCTCATTAAAAGTTCTGTACCATCAATTTCAAAATTAACTTTCTCATCTGCTGTAGTGATATATGATAACCTTGCTGAAGGTTTAGTTGAATGATAGTATTGTGCTAAATCAGTTCTCATCTGGTGTACTCTTGGCATTAAGTAATCACAATGCTGAATAAAAAATACTTCTGTCTGTGCATAAGATGCTGCAACGGCTTGTTCTACACCAGTAGCAGTTTGCTGTGATAACTGTTGACCCATTCTTTGTGGATTGACACCAATTACCTCATATGCTTGTGTCTTGAAATAATTTGCAAGTTGGATTCTTGACATCAATCTTTGTGTTTGTTCAAGATCTAACTTTTGGAAATGCTGGAAGTTTAATGCATTCTCAGTGTTTGTAATAGAGGTATCTAGCGGTAACATTGAGAAATTCTTCATTGCTACATATGCTTTAGCCAAATTACCTTTACCCCAATCTTCTCCTAATGAATGTCTTGGTAATGCATTTTGGTCTAATAGAATTACTGTGCCTAGTTCATCTACTAGTATATCTGCAATCTGATTGTTTACAATATTGTATCCAATCTGATATGGCTTCATTAGATCAAGTAATGCTGTAGATTTTGTATTTCTATCTGAGAATACAGAACCTTCTACAGGAAGCTTACATCCATATAAACTCTGATCTCCTTTAAACTGAAACTTAAGTGGACCTATTGTATTTCTATCAATACCAATATAAATTGGAGCAAATCCCCCAGGATTATTCATACCCCAATAAGATGGAATATTAGGTCCAATTTTAATTCCTCCCCATACTTCATTAATCCAGATCCAATCAATGTGCTCTCCAAATACTAAATTATCTTTTGTCTTGTTCTTAAATAGTTTAGTATCATAGATAGGCTTGTCTGTTACTTTATAATCTTCTGTGATTATCTCATTAGAAACTTCACCAGTTTCTGTAATTTTTGTTAAATGCCCAACTTTTCTTTGTGACTTCCAATAACCTGTAGTTACTCTTACTAAGTAAGATGTTCCTTGATCATAGTAGTCTTCTCCTTCTGAAAGTATTTGAGCAATAATATCACCACCTTCTAGAACTGTACCGTTCATTGCTGTGGTATACTGTCTATATGCTAATGATGGAGACTCAACGTTCCAGTCATGAGATTTTGTAGCATCATAAAAAGATCCATCATTTTGCAATCCACCAATAGTATATCCAGCTGATCTTATTGGATAAATTGACTCTAATGCTTCAAGTTGGTCTCCAGTCATGATGTAACCATATCTATCAATAGCATCTGCTACAGTCATCATATCAGTTTTACCAACCCAATTCGATTGAGATATATATCTTGCATCCGGAGACTTATGATAGAATGTTATTACAGGATTCCAAAGTTCTACCTCATAATCATCTTCCATCATTCTAAAATGCCAGAACTCTCTATCTGTAATAAGCATATCACGGAAAGCTCTTTCTTCTAGCTCATCCATTCTAAATCTTTCTACATCTACTTTGTGCTGATGAGAAGCCCACTGCTCTATCATAGATCTATAATCTTTCTTAAAGAAAGCTTCTATCTCTGGTAGAGATTTGATTTTCTCAGGATTCATTTCTTCTTGAAACTCTGGAGATTCAGGATCCATCCCTTGTTCAACCAAAGCATTCTCAATTTTCATCCTAGCATCTGCTAATAAAACCTCTTCTACTGCTGCTCTTTTTTGCTCAAGCATTTCATTATAAGATAGTTCATCAACAGCACGGTAAGTTAATTTGGTTGATCTTTTAGCAAACTCTGCTACAAGTACATTGATTACATTTGGAATAATTGGGTAGAACTTTAGTTCTAATGCAGATTGATCTTCTTTTGTAAGTAATTCAACTACATCTCTATATTCATTATTCTCTTCTATTATATAATCAGACTTATCAATAATACCTTTAGCTAGTTTATAATTCTTCATTAATCTTCTAGCATTTCTACGGATTTGTTTTAATCCTTGCCACTCTAACCAATCTAAATTCCATGCAGCCCATTCATCATCTTTATCCTTCTTAGGTAAAAATTGAATTGGTTGGGTAACACTGGCCATTTTATTATAGTCAGCCTTGGCACCCTTTTTCATCTGTAAAGCATTATATATCTGCATATCTCTTATTTAAAATTTTTAAATGGGGACTTTTTAAACAGTTTTCCATTTATTGCAGACATACTCTTTCCCATATTACGGAAAGGACTGCTATTTAATTTATATAAATTTTCTGACTTTTGCAAATTTTTAGAGGCTTCATCAAGAATTGTTTTTTTAGCATAACCTCTATTTGATTGCTGTATCTTCATAAAAGCTACCAATGCTGCAAAAGAAACTAATCTATCCACGTTGACTCCATCTGCATATTCTCTCATCTCTTTAATAAGCATTGGATCTGGTATACGTTCAATACCATATGTTGTTTTTACAACTGTTCCGTCTGTCTTTGTCTGTTGATCTAATTCTTCTTTAGTATATTCTATAGCATAACTTAGAAGGTGAGCTTTAAATAAAGTACCTGTGTTCTTCCAACCATACTCTTGAAATACATTGTTATTTGATCCAAGATCTTTTAAGAACATAATCTGACTTTTGGGTACAAGATATCTCTGTTTTTTTCTTTGGATCATATATTGAATAAATAATGAAATGTTATTCTCTACAATTGTCCATGCATTATACCATTCTATTATTAACTCAAGTTGTTTATGTGTTTGATTAATATCATCATATCTTCCACACCATGCAGCAACTATTTTATCTTGCTCTATATATGTTTCTGATTCACCATTAGTAATAGTAGTAACTTGAACAGGAGCTTTCATTACATATATAGAACATAGTGATTCAGAGGTAGTTGTCTTACCTTCTGACACGGGGTCAATAGATGCATAATATGATACAGCAAACTCTGGATCTTTAATTGGTCTTTCCCAAACAACAAGACATCCTCTTTTATCTTCTGTCTTTTTGTTTACAGGAAATTCCATTATTGGTCTTTTATTACTTTTTGTAACTTCTGGTTTTCCTTCAGCATCTGTTGATATATCTAAGAATTCATATCCGTATTCTTTTTCTTCTATTCTTCTTTCTTGTGCAGCAAGAAGATGTGGAGGGAATACAGATACTGTTCTATGATCAAATGCTTCTTTTATATTTCTAGGGTGCTGAGATATCCTTAACTGGTAATCCTCTGGTGCAAGTTCATCTTTCCATTCTTTAAACTGTCTATCTAATGCATCTAGTGCTTCTTGTACTAGTGAATTACCATACTCATCAATATATGGTGGCATAGACCATTGCTCAGGAATAAACAAACCTGAGAGACCATTAGTACCTTTATCATCTATAAGATCTGTTTCTACAGCATAAATATCTTTTGCCGTAGGATTTAAGATCATATCTTTTAATGGAAGACATTGTGATAAGTCACCCACAGATCCCGCAGCTATAAACATTCCTGTAGTTATTAAACCAGATCTCATTGCTGGTCTCATATACTCATATGTTTGATCCATCTTAGGAGCAATACCTGCCTCCTCATGAAAGAAGTATTTAACCGGACCCCCTACACCATTTGTTGGATCTTTCTCAAATGACATACCTTGTATAGTACCTTTAAGACCAACTTCTGTTTTTCTGTCTCCTTTTCTTACCTCAATCTTTTGTTGCCACATCATTACTTTATCCGGAGACATTGGACGGTACCATGCAGTATGCTCATTTAGAAAGGCAGCATATTCTTGTAAAAATGTCCAAGCTCCTTTCTCATTAATATAATCTTTAAGACTAGCTCCCATTTTCAAAGTGACCCCTGCTTCAAACCATTGTTGGTTTATAAGTTTACCCATATGATAATAGGAAGATGCAATCTGACGTTTCTTTAAGATTGCTGCATGTTTATAGTTTAATTCAGCAAGCAGTTCATATAATGCCATATGATACTGTGCATCCCGGATTTTGGCAAAGTCAAACTTCTGTTGTTCTTTATCAAAGATTGGTAGAAAGTTTAACCACATGTAGTATTCTCTTGCTACAAACCATATGTCTTCACCATCATTTACAATGATTCCTTTTCTACATTTATGTTTTTGATCATCCCAATAATTTATAAAGTCTTTGGATTTGAAGGGATACATACAATATATTCCATCTTTTCTAAACTTATTTGATTCTGATATGAATACTTTATTGGTAGTTTCATTGAAATTGTACTGACCTGGTTCTTTAAATATACTTCTGATAAAGTCAGCAAAGTCTTCTCTGGACTCAAAGCTGGTTGTTGTCCATGTTTCATTTTCATAAGTCGGTATGTCTTGATAAAATTCACTCATTACATGTCATATGCTAATCCTTGACCACCCCTTACTTTACTAGATTGTTCTTCTTGTAGATCTTTATAAGCACCCTTAAATGATTGTCTAATAGCTTCATAGTTTTTAGCTGCAGCAATAAGAGAGTTAAAGTTCCCGTCTCTACCATGTGTAATTGGTGTATTTTCCATATATCTACCTAATCTATCTAGCATAGATGCAATTCCTTTGTATGCTCTGGATGTAGGAGTTTCATACATTCTTTGGCAGAACTGCAATGCCACAAAAACTGTTTCATCTTCTGTAGAAAATTCTCCTTCTATTTGTTCCATAATTATCATTTCTTTTTCCATATCTGGTGTAAAGAAAAAAGGATTTAAATCTGGGTTTGGACAACACATATAAAAGAGATACATATATATTTTAAGATAGTCATCTGGATATTCATCCATAACATCCTTAAGAGCCTTTAATGTATAACAATGTTCAGTAGGAATTACTACTCCATTCTGAACATCAAATAGTTTTGTAAAATTCATTTCTTTTTTATTTTATGTCTGTTATCATGAAGATAATGAATAATTGCCATTACTTCATCAACTAAATATGGAACCGCAATGGGAGTTACTTTATTTATAATTGGATCTTTATTATCATCTAACTTAACTATTGGATATCCCCACTCATCTTCCTTTTCAATTTCAAACGTTATATGATGTATAAAAATTTTTCCTGGTTTTAATTTAGGATTGTGCTTTAATATAATATACATATAAATACTAAGCTGTAAAGCATAATGATAGAAATGACAATCATCTAATGCATCAACAGGAGGAAGTAATTTTTCTGATTTACCTTCCCAATCAACAAAAGATTCTTTTTTGATTTCTTTGTTTGTTTTATAGTCAATGATGTTTACATGACCATTAACAACTTCAACAAGATCTGATTGTCCACATATACCAGCAGACTTTAAATAAACCATGTGCTCAGGATAAACTCCTGATTCTAATTTTTGAGATGGTGCTAACTTAATTCCATTATTTAATTCAGTAGGTTTGAATACTGGTACTGTAACACCTTCCCTTTCTATTGAAGCTAAAGAACATAAGTCAGCTTCTCTTTGGTTATGATACCATGTACCTAGAGTAGTTGATCTATCTGCCTCTCCTGTCCAAATCTGCTGAATTATTTTTGGTTCAATTCCATACCATTTAGAGTTCTTCTTTTTGCTTACCTTCTCAGCAATCTTTTTTGCATCAAAAGGTTTTTTAAAATGAGAGACAAGTGTGGTTACACTTATCCAATCAATGTTACTATCATCAAGACTTTTGTAACTATGATCATCTGAATTAAAAACTATACTCATAGGTCTTCAAGTTTAGTTTCTTCTTCTTCTGTTGCAATTGCATCCCATTTACCCAATGGGCATTCAGATGATAGAGATCTGGTTTTAAATGCAAGGGAACACCCACATTCATTACAACATGGTGCTGTACCTTTTACAGCGCACTCATTTCCCTTTTTATCACATTCATCACATATTGTATATCTGAGAGTAGCTATTTCTTCTACTGTCTCATCTCTAATAACACTATTGGTTATCCCCTCCAGTATCTCTTTCCGGTTTTGCCAAATTAATTTGAGTGTATTTTTCATGTTTATTTTGATTGAATATTTTTTTTCTATGAGAATCTTTAGTTATAAGATCTTGCATCTTTTTTAATAACTGTACTCTTTCTTCAATAGCTTTTTTGTTATAGTATGCCTTGAATGTTGAAGTATCATGATTCTCTAACATCTTGTTATATTTAGGAATTGATCTTGTTACTAAGTTTTTTCTTATAACAAATTGACCTAATCCTTCTACATTAACTCTTGGATGTTCTAAATTGGTAAGTGTATTTTTAAGTTCTTTATAATAAAAGTCAATTAATGAATCTACTAAGTTTTCAGAAACATTCATTTCTT